GAATTCGGATTTGTCCACGTTCTTCTAACGTTAGGAGTATTTCATCGGCGGTTCGTTTTGTCAAGTGTCCAATTTGCATAAGTCTTGAGCGTAAGATACCTGGGTGACGTGAAATCATTTCAAGAATACGCTCAAACTCTCGCTGTGTATCACTACGACCAGCATTGTAGATTAGGTCAATTGAGTACCCACCCCACCTTTGTATGTAGTACGCCGCTATATTAATATCAGATTCCTCCACCTGAATCGTGTTATCCACCGGATCTTGTCTAGCAGCGGCCCACAGGCAGGCCATTTTTAGTAACGATCGTGACAGACGTTCAAAGGTAGGTAGCGCAAGCATTTCAATGTCTGACTCTTGTGCCTTAGCAACCATTTCCATTTCAATATCACCGTAACGATTCCAAGCCTCAGTCGTTAGATGCACTTCACAAGTTGCATCCATTTCTACTGATTGCCCCGCAATGCTAACAGACTCCTTACGTACGTAAGTCTCATGTAGAGAAGCTAGCTGAGTTAGGAGGTTAGCCCTAGTATCTAAAAGAGAACCAGTTGCAGGGCCGGTTCGTCTAATCTTAGTAAGGTCTGCTTCTCCACTGACAACAAGGAATCTAGGGAGAAAGCCACTAAGCACGTATTGATCGGAAAGAAGAGAATATACCTTATCTCTGATCCCGCCTCCGAAGAAGATAAAAATGGGATTACTAATGGTGATAGTTTCTTTCCGTAGAAGTCGCTGATAGACTTGTGGTACATCATATAGGTGAGTAAGCGTTTCAGGCATACCAGCGAGGTAGTCTTTACGGTTAATTGAATCGAAGAATCCACTGACTTCATCCTTATAGAAGATGCTTGTCATTGATGGTCGTTGTGACAGACCAGTAAGTAGCCCTTCTACTGACCCATCTGTTGCAAGAACCATAGAAGGGTCAATGTCAGAAAGAAGATCCACAGCCATTCGCATAGCAGTTGTTTTCCTAGTGAGGGTACTCGTTCCAAGGATGAGTCCCCATAAGTTAGGCACCATTGTACCGTAGCTTGTTTTGAGCCGTAGTCGTTGCGCCAATATACTGCTGAGCAAGATAAACCCTGTAAGTTCGTGGTACTGTTCGACGGCATCAGTAGCTTCAACTCCCCATTTAGCGTAGTCTGCGATTAGTCCTTCTGTGGGGGCTTTATCATCAACAAGTTCGGGAATTACGAGGTTTTGAAACGAACCTGTAAGAATGGTGATACGCTTTTGAGCTTCGTCCGCCTTTAAAATCTCTTTCCACAGATAAGATATGGGACGTGAATCACGTTCATACTTGTTACACTTTGCGGAAAGAGTGACAGCAAATGTCTCTTCTGTGTCCATACCACTTTCCAACAGAAGATTAATAACCCGCCACAGGAGCTTAGACCAATCATCTTCTTCGGAAGGCTCATACTCATAAAGACGAGGGAACTCTCCTTGACGAAGGTTGTGCCAATACTTATAGAGTACCTGCTCTACATTTGGTAGTGCAAGAGGATCAGGCATACCCTCGTATGCAGCGTTACCATTTTGTGGTAGATCCTCAACCTCTATGCTTTCAAAGATTGATGCTGGAATCAGAACTTCGTTTGCGCTAACCAACTCTACGTTTGGTACGTTCTCCCCTTCAGTTTCATACTTATAGTTAAAGGTGAAGGGGACACGGAGAAGCTGTGTTAGATCCCAACCACTAGGGTCTGCTCCGTTATTGCTGTACTTGTATGCAATCTTCTTTGAGTATTCCTCAGCAATATAGGGATCAACAAGCTTCTCTAGTCTCCAAATAGCCTGCCACCTGTGGGGGCTTGTTTTAATAATACACTGCGGAGAAGGCTCAACGTCTTTTGGGTTGCACGTATCAAGGTCTGCCCACACAAGATTAGTAGGTAGGCAATTCTCTTTCTTACGCTCAGCCTTCTTCAGCAAGTTTACGCAGAACCAAACATTGTGGTTGAGGTAGTTATCCTCAACAAACTTTAACAGCTTCCCTCTCTCACCCGGCCACTTAAAGAAGCGTTGCGTAAAAGACTTCTTGTTGTTGGGTTCCGCGTATGCAATGCAGACGTGACCATCTTCTTCGCTAAAGACATAATCGAAGAAAGCAGCACGTAGCTTTTGTGGCGCGGTGACTGGCATTACACCTTTTCGATAATGACGTGGGTGCTACCTGCAACAAGGACCTTACAGCGTTCAGGGAGATTGAGCGGGGAGTATGTGTATTCTTCGTTTATGTAATCTCTTGTGGCAAGCACGTATAGTCCTGGTTCCAAATTATCTGCGTCAACTTCTTTAAGAACCTTAAAGTCCATTACGCCTCCTGAGTGCGCTAAGGGGACGGGTTTTACCCCGCCCCCTTAAGTGCCCCTTGCGGTTTACGTATGTTTACAGAATGCCTGCGCTAGAAGGAGCAGAGCTACCAGCAGGACGGACACCCTTAACATCATTAGTCATAGTCTCAGGATCATGGTAGTCAGGCTTCTGACCAACAGTTACATCAGCCTCTCTACCAACAAGATCCTCAACGTCAAGGTTGAACTTCTTACCAGTAACCTCAGACTCTTCATAACCGATAGCAACCAAGAAACGAACGAGCATACCCTGAAGCTTAGCTGCGTTCTCATAGTCCTTTTCTGGAATGCTATAGTTACTGAACAGACGCCTATTCTCATACTCCGCATTCTCAGGATCAGTAACATTGAAGTGTACCTGCCACTGTACCTTAATCATAGGCGTACCGGCGGGAAGCTTACTTCCCTCACTACCCTTAGTCTCCACCATTTCTGCACTGAAGATAGAGCAGCGATACCTACCGGAAGGCATAGCCTCAAAACCGCTGGTATCAGCACCACTAAGATCGAGAACACCCATCTTTTAAATCACTCTCCTTATACTAGGTTAGCAGCTTGATTCGGTAGTACAAATCTGGCCGCGACGATTACCACTTGTGTACATAACTCCGGCACCTAGCGAAAGTCTATCAATTCGATAGTTGCCTTCTTCATCTGCAACGAAGTAAGATCGTTCCAGAATTTGGTCGGGATTAGCCAGTGTGTAAACTTCCCACACTGAGTGACTACCATCGGCATCATACTGTCCACTGGTTTCGCCAGTAACAAACATGGTGCAGTTGTGGTGGAAGCGTGTAAAGTCTGCACGTCCCCACACACCACCCGTAATAGCCATACTGTGATTACAGTACAATGCACTTAGATAGCCAACGTCGCCATTCTGGAACTCAACAGAGATACGTGGCGCACCTGCTCCAACATGGCGATCCTCACGAAACTCAAACGATAGGTTACTAACTGATTCTGCGTCCTTAGCAATACTAAGGGAACGGTCAGAATAAGCAGCTACGTACTCACCTGCACTCGGATCACCTACATGAATCCGTAGTGAACGTGCGTTTCTATCGTGAGGGCTATCACCGCCATACTTATTCCATGAGTGAGGTCCGTATCCCTCAAAGTGTAGGATTTGGTTGCTGCCGAACCTAGTTGCCTGGGCAGTTGCGGCAATTACAAGTACCGCAATACATGCCAAGACGCTAATCAATGCAACTCGCTTCACTTACTTTCTCCTTTATCGCTAGTACCATTACTATGGATAAGGTCCCACAACATAGGGACTGTGGGATTCTCTACAAGATCGCCAAGCGAGTCAGTTCTATCCTTAGCTGTAACCCTGCGTGTACCCACTACTTGTAACTTACGTGTTAACTGCTGGTCTTGCGTTACGTTGAACATATATCCAACAATGTCAAGAAAGCCTGGAACCTCCTGTCGTAGTTTACCGGGAACAGACGGCTGCATCATAAGAACGTTCTCGTTATCACGTTGCTCACTAACTAGTGCCGTCATAATGGTATGACACGGTAGGTCGCGGAACGCTCTAACGATCTTTCTTACATGCTGCCCCGACTTACCCCACTCACGTTGACTAGGAACATCAGGGTCTAGATCAGGTCGCTTATTCACAACCTCACGCATAATGTCACGCATATCTAGTTGCTGCAATTCGGTTAATGAGTCAATTCCAACCGTCTTGTAATATCCTGGGTTGTCATACAACTCCTTGTATATCTTCTCGATATCCTTAACCGATCTTGCAGTGATAACATCAATGTCCGTGCGCCTACGGAGTGTGGTGACTCCTGCTTCTACGTCAATGATAAGTACAGGGGTTGTCATAGGATGATCCTGTGCTGTACCAAGTAACGTAGTTTTGCCCACACCTGGGTTGCCGTAAATAAGAAGGTTCAGATACGGTACTGCCTCCGCAGGGTGAACAATGTCGAGAACCCCTTTAAATGGATTCTCTTTCTTTGCTGTTGCTGCCATATCACCCCCTTTCTGTGTAATCATAGCCGCCTAGTCTTGCTTTAACCTCCTGGGCGGCAAAGACAGTTAAACCACCAATGAAAAATGCGGCCATAGCTTGCCATGCATAACCAACTGCAACTTGTGTGACGTAGCAAGAAATAGCTACAACTACGATAAATGCTACATCTCCCTTGTGCATGTTATCTAACTTTAACTCCATTGACTATCCTATGCTCACAGTTTCTGATAAAGCCCTCAATGGCATCCGAGTCGGTATAAGCTGTATCGTTTGATCCTGAGCCACAATCAAAGTTATCGGGGTTTCCGTTGTCTCCGCCTAGAACGTCGTTACCATCGTTACCTGAGAGTCCATTCGATCCGGCGTTACAACCACCATTCTTACAACCGGCAACAACAAGATCATTTCCATCCTCACCCGAAAGAGTGTCATTTCCTTCGCCACCATAAACGCGGTCGCCTGCGTTGTTTCCGTCTGCATCATCGCCACGGATAATGTCTGCTCCACCGAGTGCGAAGATCGTTTGGCAGGAATCGTTACCGACATACAACTCTGCCGAGTTTGAGAGCGTTACGTTATTGCACTGTGAGAGTGGAGGCGCAAGCGTATTTGCTAGTTCTTCCTCAGTAGGATATGAAGAAGCGAGCGGTACACACGCAAGCGCAAACACAAATGCAACGATAAATGTCTTAAACCTCATTTAGTTCCTTTCTGGCAAGTTCATGCCTCTCTAGATGGA